ATGAACAAAGGCGGCATGACTAAAAAAGGTGTTATGACCTACAACATGGGCGGCATGGTTAAGTCACAAGTAAACAATCTTAAAAAGGGAAGAAGCTAATGGCTGAGAAGAAAAAGAAAAACCTAAGTTTGGCGGGAAACGCGAACTTAAAGATGTGGATAAGTCAGGTAAAGTTGACTTTGGTGATACCTTCTTGGGAGACCTCTTAGGTTTTGATAAAGATGGCATGGGCTTACAGGGCCGTGCAGGACTTTTAAAATCTCTTAAAGGCGCACGGCGTAAGAAACCGGGAACAACTACTACTGCCACTAAGAAAAAAACTACTACTAAAAAGAAAACAGAAAAAGAGTATAGTGGTCGTGGTACGGGAGCAGGTGGAAGACGAATCCGTAAAGCACCTGAAGATACAGTAGGAAGAGGTGGTGCAGGAGCAGGTGGAAGACGAATCCGTAAAGCACCTGAAGATACAGTGGGACGTGGAGGTGCAGGAGCAGGTGGAAGACGAATCCGTAAAGCACCTGAAGATAGAGTCGGTGGAGGACGCGGAAGAGACCCCGGTTTTGGTACAGCACCAGCACAAAAAAGAAAAATGAAAACTGTTACTCTTCAAGCTTGGAAAGATATGAGTCCTGCACAAAGAGTAGCAGCAGGTTTACCTAAAACACAAGCAGAAGCTTTAAGGCTTAGTGGTGCAGGTACTATTGGTTCTTCTATGTATGCAAATATGTGGAAAGCAAACAGGGGTGGTTTAGCTAAAAAGAAACCTGTTGCAAACATGAACAAAGGTGGAATGGCTAAGAAATCTGGTTATATGTACGGTGGTTCTGTGACTAAGAAAAAGCCTATGAACAAAGGCGGTATGGCTAAAAAGAAGTAGCCCTTGACACACTTAATCTTCCCTGCTACTATTACGGTGGGGATGATATTTTAATCCTGCATAGCGGGGTTGCAATTATAGCTGTAGTTATTTAAGCTTGAACATGGTATAACTGTCCTTGTGGTTAGACATAAGGAGAGATACCATGTTCAAGAAATTTATTAAAACAATACAAGAAGCACAAGAACGTAGGGTAGCATACTGGCAGCTACAACATATGTCAGACAGTGCTTTAAAAGACATAGGAATAACTCGTGGCGAGATCAAAAGCAAGTTCCAAGATAAAGAAAACCTCTAAAGTAAATGAGGCAGGTAATTATACTAAACCTGCTCTGCGTAAGCGTCTTTTTGCAAGGATTAAAGCTGGAAGCAAAGGGGGTGCGGCAGGTCAATGGTCCGCCCGTAAAGCACAGATGCTTGCAAAAGCTTACAAAGAAGCTGGTGGAGGATATAGGTCATGAAAGGTGTTAAACATTATTTACGTGACGGAACAGTATGGTCTGGCAAAACACATAAACACAAAGATGGAACAGTAATGACAGGGGCTAGAATGTCTAAGTCTTCTAAAAAATTGTTCCATCTAAAAGACCTAAGTAAGACTGCTCAAGCAAAAGCAAAGAAACCCATGAAGATGAATACGGGTGGATTAGCCGCAAGTCAAAAAAGCCTTAAGTCATGGACTAAGCAGGATTGGAGAACTAAAAGTGGCAAACCTTCTACGCAAGGTCCAAAGGCTACAGGAGAGCGTTACTTGCCAGCTAGTGCTATTAAGGCTATGGGTGCTGGGACGTATGCGGCATCTTCAGCAAAGAAAAGAGCGGATACAGCAAAAGGTAAGCAGTTTTCTAAGCAACCTAAGAAAGCGGCTAAGGCTGCGAAACCATACAGAAAGATGACATGAAAAAACTTACAGAAAAACAGCAGAAGTTTATAGATGTTTTATTTGAGGAAGCTAAGGGTAATCCTGTAGAGGCTAAACGTCTTGCTGGTTATGCAGATTCTGTATCTTCTACAACCATTACAGGTGTTCTTCAGGATGAAATTTATGAAGCTACTAAACGTTACATTGCTTCCTCTGGTACACGTGTTGCATATGGTATGATGGAAGTATTTAATGACCCTACACAGCTAGGCAATAAAGAAAAAATAGCAGTAGCTAAGGACTTTTTAGACCGTGCAGGATTTGTAAAAACAGATAAGATAGAAGTAAAGGCTGAAAGTCCTTTATTTATTTTACCCGCTAAAAATGAAAACTAATAAAACTTGGAGGCTACCTCCACCAGAAAAACTAAGTAGTGGCCTTAAATGGTTTCCTGTCGTCCGTGTAGGCAGGGTAGTGCCTTTTGGTTACGAGCAAGACCCTAATGATGAAGACATACTACTACCTCTGACTGAAGAATTAGAAACACTAGAACTAGCAAAGAAACATCTTAAGCAATATAGCTACAGGGATGTTGCAATTTGGTTAAGCGAACAAACCGGCAGATCAATCTCTCATGTCGGACTAATGAAAAGAGTAAAACTTGAGCGAAAACGTAAGACAGACGCTGAAAATGCACGGTACTACGCCCAGCGCTACAAAGAAGCGGAAGCAAAAGCGAGGCGTCTTGAAGAAGAAAGATTCGGTTCAATTAGAAAAGAAACCGAAGACAGTTCCAGCGACAGCACTGCCAGAGCCGATTGAAATAGAAAAGGCTCAAGAAGTTATTTTTGAGGCTAATCCCGGCCCTCAGACAGACTTTCTTTCAGCTTCAGAACAAGAGGTTTTATACGGAGGAGCAGCAGGTGGGGGTAAGTCTTTTGCTATGTTGGCTGATCCTGTTAGGTATTTTAACAATCCTCTGTCTAATAAACTCCTAGTCCGTAGGAGTACAGAGGAACTAAGAGAACTTATATCTGTTTCAAAGCAACTATATCCCAGAGCAATTCCGGGAATTAAGTTTTTAGAAAGAGAAAAGACTTGGATAGCTCCTTCTGGTGCGTCTTTATGGTTAAGTTATTTAGATAGGGATGATGATGTTTCTAGGTATCAAGGACAAGCTTTTAACTGGATTGGTTTTGACGAACTTACCCAATGGCCTACACCTTTTGCTTGGAATTATATGAGGTCACGGCTACGTACTACTAAGAACAGTGGACTTGATCTTTATCAAAGGGGAACTACAAACCCCGGAGGAGCAGGTCATCAATGGGTTAAGAAAACTTTTGTAGACCCTGCACCACATAATACTAGCTTTTATGCTACTGATCCAGAAACACAAGAAGTTATAGCTTGGCCTAAAGGACACTCAAGAGAAGGTGAACCTTTATTTAAACGTAGGTTTATTCCTGCTACTTTGTTTGACAATCCTTATCTTGCTGATGATGGTATGTATGAAGCTAATCTGCTGTCTTTACCTGAGCATCAACGTAAGCAACTACTTGAAGGTAACTGGGATGTAAATGAGGGTGCTGCTTTTCCTGAATGGAATCGTAACATACACGTAGTAGAGCCTTATGAAATACCTAGTAGCTGGGCAAAGTTTAGAGCGTGTGACTATGGTTATGGTTCTTACACAGGAGTAGTATGGTTTGCTGTAGCACCTGACGAACAGCTTGTAGTCTACAGAGAAATGTATTGCTCAAAGGTCATAGCTACTGACCTAGCTGATATGATTTTAGAAGTAGAAGAAGGTGAAAAGATTCGGTATGGAGTTTTGGACTCTTCTTTGTGGCATAATCGTGGTGATACTGGCCCATCTCTTGCTGAACAAATGATTATGAAGGGTTGTAGATGGAGACCTTCTGATAGGTCTAGAGGCTCTAGGGTAGCAGGTAAAAACGAACTACACAGGCGTTTACAAGTAGACGACTTTACGGAAGAACCTAGGTTAGTGTTTTTTGAAACTTGTACTAACACTATCAGTCAAATACCTGCACTACCCTTGGACAAGAATAACCCTGAAGATGTGGATACACACGCAGAAGACCACTTGTATGATGCATTACGTTACGGTATAATGACAAGACCTAGAAGCAGTCTATTTGATTTTGACCCTTCTACACAAAACTCTGGGTTTCAAGCAGCAGACCCTACATTCGGATATTAAGGAAATATTATGGAAGAAGACTATATTGAGAACTCTATGGAATCAGAGCAATCTTCAGCTATTGAGGATGTAAAAGAGTCTGCGTATAACGACCCTAAGTCTGGTAATATTTATAATTACGTTCGTGAAAAATATAGTAAAGCTTCTGATGCAAGAGAAACAGAAGAAAACCGTTGGCTAAAGTCTTATCAAAACTATAGAGGTATTTATGGACCTGATGTACAATTCACTTCTACGGAAAAGTCTCAGGTATTTATTAAGGTTACTAAGACAAAAGTTCTTGCCGCATATGGACAGATTGTAGAAGTACTCTTTGGAAATCATCGTTTTCCTATTAGTGTTGATCCTACTACTTTGCCTGAAGGTGTAGAAGAAGCAGTACACTTTGAGGCAGATGATAAACTTAAAAAAGCACAAGAAGCTTCTCCTGAAGATATGAAGCTAAAACCGGGTGAAACTACACCTCAATTTAAAGAACGTCTTGCAGGACTACAAAGTACACTTGCTCCTGTAATGGATAATTTAAAAGAAGGTCAAGGTAAAACTGCTACTGCTATTACTTTTCATCCTGCAATGATTGCAGCTAAAAAGATGGAAAAGAAAATACACGATCAGCTAGAAGAATCTAACGCCAATAAACAACTACGTGTAGCTGCATTTGAAGCTGCTTTGTTTGGTACTGGCGTTATGAAAGGTCCGTTTGCGGTAGATAAAGAATATCCTAATTGGACGGACTCAGGTGAATATTCTCCTACTATAAAAACAGTACCATATACAGCTAGTGTATCTCTTTGGAATTTTTATCCTGATCCTGATGCAGCTAATATGGATGAAGCTGAGTATGTAATAGAACGTCACAAAATGTCTCGTAGTAAGATTCGTGGACTAAAACAACGTCCTTTCTTTAGAAAAAATGCTATTGATACTGCTATCTCTTATGGAGAAAACTATACAAAAGAGTGGTGGGAACAGGCAATGGAGGATGATGCCCAAGAGTCAAAAGCAGAACGCTTTGAGGTTCTTGAGTTTTGGGGTATGATTGACACTGAGATGTTAGAGAATCATGACATTGATGTACCAAAAGAAATGAAGGATTTAGATCAAGTCAGTGTAAATATCTGGACTTGTAATAACCAAGTGTTGCGTTTGGTTATGAATCCATTTACTCCTTCTACTATTCCATACTACGCTGTTCCTTATGAGCTAAACCCTTACAGTCTGTTTGGTGTAGGTATTGCTG